AGCGGGAGCCGGAGCGGGAGCCGGAGCCGGAGCGGGAGCGGGAGCCGGAGCGGGAGCCGGAGCTGGAGCCGGAGCGGGAGCTGGAGCTGGAGCTGGAGCTGGAGCCGGAGCTGGAGCAGGAGCGGGAGCAAATGAACCAGGCATTGAAACGTGTGGGGCAGCGTATCACGCGGTTGCGTGAGATGAATCCGCATGTGTCGGCTTTGCGAGAACTAGAAGAAGAGATACATTGCCAGACTTTGCGCATAGCCTCGGTTTTTTCTAAAAGAGAAACGAGCAGTAGCGAAGATGAAAGTTGTTGTTGTGCGGTGATGTGATTTTAAAAGGAAGTTCTTGAAATTGAGGAATATTAATTATGAAAGTATTTGATAGTCAAATTGACTTAACCGCGCACTTTGAGGGTTTTTGCCTAAGAGCTTACAAATGCCCTGCTGATGTTTGGACAATTGGATTTGGGGAAACCAATCCGGATGGCAAACCTGTAGGTCAAAATATGGTGTGCACTCTAGAGCAAGCAACTAAATGGTTGCAAATGCGTTTAAGTCGTTTAACATTACATTTTGAAGATAAATATAACACTGAAACCTTAGCTCAAGGTCGAGCTTTAGCAGATTTTGCTTATAATTTGGGAGAAAACGCATTTCCAACACTTTTAAAATATCTTAAAGCTGGAGACGTTCAGTCAGCAAGTCATGAATTTTTAGATGGATTTTATGTTAATAAAAAGCCATTGCTGGGGTTGCTGCTGAGGCGCATATCAAACTATCACACGTTTATCACTGGCGAATACAAAGCATGGGAAAAAGGCGATCTAATTACACCAGAAATTAAATCAATTTTGGTGCTTAAAAATGGGCATAATGACCTGGCTTTAGAAATGATAAATAAACTTGAGGTTGCTCGGAGGGTTGGGCTGTGAATATTGTAAATTTTGAAAATAATGGATTGATTGACAAAAGAGCCATTACAGTGATGGGGGTTTCGTCTAAAAGCGGCGGCGCAATTGGATATTTTGGAACTGGCTTAAAATATGCAATCTCGACAATACTTAGAAATGGCATGACTATTACAATTTATCGAGGACTAGAAAAGCTAGAATTTACAAAGCAAAAAGAAAAAATACGAGATCATGAATTTGATATTATTTTAATGAATGGTCAAGAACTGGGTTTTACTACTCAGCTGGGGCGAAATTGGGAAACCTGGCAAGCCTTCAGGGAGCTGTATAGTAATTGCATAGATGAAAATGGGAAAATTTTTGAAGGGGATGCGTATCCTGAAGATTTAACAACATTAATCAGGGTTGAGGGTGAGGAATTTTTTAAACAATACACCCTGAAAGATAATATTTTTATTTCTCCAAGCCAAGTTCCAGATGAAATTTTCAACAGCTGTGAGGTTTACTTTAATTCAACTGGGATTTTTTACAGAAAGGTAAGGGTGAAAGATAAGGTCAAGCTATTATTTAGGTATAATATTTTATCAAATATTGATCTAACCGAAGATCGCACTGCAAAATATGATTTTCAAATTGCGTGGGTCATAAGGGACGCTGCGTGCTTGTCAAATAATAAATGGTTTATTGAGAAAATGGTCACTAAAAATCAGGGGTACTTTGAAGATCAGATAGAATTTTGTGGAGCAGGCAAACCATCCATATAATTTTTAGAAACTGTTTACTTTTTAAGACAAAACAAAAGAACTGAATTAAAAGAAAGCGCGTGGAATCTTTATAAAATACACGCCCCGATGTCTGTAGAAAAGCCATTAAGATTAACAGAATACGAAAAAACCATGCTTGAAAAAGCCGTTGATGTTTGCAAAAAACTTGGATTTCATCCTAATGAATTTGAAATTAATACATTTGAAACGTTAGGTTCTGCTGTCGCGATAGCGCAGCGAAAACCCTACAAAAAAATATTGTTATCTCAGGATGCTTACACAAAGGGCGTTCAATTTTTAGCTAGAGCTTTAGCGGAAGAGTATATACATTTAAAATATGATGTAGACGATTGTACACGAGAAATGCAAAACTTCATTTTTGACAAAATGTTTTATTTTGGAGCTCAATTAAAAGGAATAGAAGTATGATAATAGAAGAATTCGAGGCGCTGGAGAAATTACAATGACAGAACATCAAAAGAAACTGATGAAGAAGTTGAACGAGCTTGCAGCAATCCTTGGTTATTACCAGGGTGCATTGAAAGGTGCCTATTTCGATAATGACGAAACTTTAACTAAGATTGCACTTAAAGAAAACGATATCAACAAAGTTTTACTTAACATGCAGGATTTAATTTTGGAGTAAAGATGTTTAAAAAATACATACATTTAGAGAGACTGACGAGCGAAGAAGTACAGGGTTTGCAGGACGAAGCTTGTTTTATCGTGCCAAAACTAGACGGGGCTAATGCTTCAATTTGGTGGGAGGGGGCTAGAGTCTGCTGTGGCTCGCGTAATAACCAGCTCGGAGAGCACAACACTCTGCAAGGGTTTTACGGATGGGTTCAGGAAAACAATCTTAACCTTACAGAATTCTTTGCAAGGTACCCATATTGTACAATTTATGGAGAGTGGCTAGTTCCGCATACGGTACAGGGGTATATTCCTGAGGCGTGGAGAAACTTTTATGCTTTTGATATCTTACTAGAAGACGGAGTATTTTGGGAGCATCATCTTATTGATGCGGTGTTGGGGCGCTTTGGAATTTCAACTGTTCCTATACTAGGCACTACAATGCAGACGACACCCCACCAGGCTTGGGAATCGTGCACATGGTTACTGAAGGAAGGCCATAGACACGAAGGGGTGGTTATCAAACGTGCCAACTTTGTCAACCCGTATGGACGAACTACTTACGCCAAGTATGTTCCTCAATCTTTGAAGCAAGTTGCAAAGGAGAGAAAGGCTAGAAAACTTCAAGCGTATACGGACGGAATAGAAAATGCAGTTGTTCATGAATTTTTAACTGAACACTTACTAGATAAAGAAATTGCTAAAGTTAAATTAGAGCGTGGGTTTACTACACTTGACCCGAAATTGATTGGAGAAACCTTGGGAAGGGTTTGGCACGCACTTATCACTGAAGAAATTTGGGATATTTTGAAGAAGTTTAAAAATCCTATGCTTGATTTTAGAGTGTTACGTAGTCTAGTAAATCAAAAAGTAAAAGATAAATTTGAAAGGGGCAATTAATATGAAGTGGTTTAGGAAGAAAGAATTGTGGTATCGAGTATATTTTACGTACTACGTACGAGACGAAATAGAAAACGCACACTGCGATATGGCTTTTGGCCAAAAAATGGATACCACAACTATACAAAAAGCTACTGACCGCTTGCTGAAGGCGTGCACAGCACACCCTAGATTTGAAACTAGGCCTCCCTATAAGATCACTATTAATTCCTGGAGCCCATTCTATGAAAACTAACACAAATTTTTGGATTGAAAAAGAAGGTTGTTACAGGGGCTTGAAATACACTGTAAAAGCTTGCTCACGTGGCTATCGTTGTGGATATGTTAACGTTCCCTTAGAACTGCAAGGGGTAGACCCCGAAATTCTAGATGGGTTAAGGGTTCACGGAGGGGTGACGTTTAATCAAGAAGGCGTTATAGGTTTTGATTGTCATCATTCCTGGGATGCGCTAGATATGGATATAATGGGAGAACTGGAAAAACAAACGCATCGTGAATGTTATGACAGTTACTTGTTCCCAGAGGCTAGGGTTAGATATTGCGAATATGTGGAGCAGGAATGTAAGGGGCTTATAGATCAATTATTGGAAACAGTAGGTGGACGTAGGGGGATAGAACGTGAAAGTAAAATTTAAATGCTTCAAGTGTAAAAAAGTAATGGAGGGAGTGTCTCCTAAAAACGAATCTTCACGTACTGACACTATCTGGGCCAACCTTGGTTCTTATGGGAAAGGGCCGTGGGAAAAAACTCAACACTATACTGGAGGCTACTCTATTACATGTCCACGTTGCAACTTAAAAAACCCGATTAGATCAACGCCCATAATTACTGAAATGCACCATGGCGAACAATATGAACTTACCTGTTTAGGAGGGTCGATAGATTATGAGTATTATAGGCGCGCCATCGGCTAAGATTCAGAGTGTGAAACGTATTCGCATGATCAATTAGATTTAACATTTTCAGTCGCTGCTAAAACACGAAATACTTAATAGGCTTAAACAAACAGGAGAGAGATGGGTAAATTTGAAAATTTGACACTATACATTTTAGTACTACTATACAACAGTTCTTTAG